GCTTTTGTCGTCCCAGGTTTATTGCTCCACATTTTGTGCGTCATTGGTGCGAGCCGAGGGAAGTAAGCTGAAAACCTGATTCTCAGAGTTTTCGCATGTCTGCATTGCGTGCCTTATCTTGAATGAATGGCCGCAGCTACCCTAACCGAAATTCTCGACGCACTTAACGACTACGCCGACTACGAAGAAGTTGGTTCCGTGGCTCGTGCTCGCATGTACGTTACAGCCGCGCGTCGATTCTTGCAACTTCCTACTTCCTCCGCAGAGCAAGGAAGCTCTCTCGGTTACACCCCAGAGATGATTCAGACTGAGATTGCATTAGCTCGCACTTACATTGCGTCTAGTGTAACACCAACTACCTCTGGTCAATCATCGGTTCGCTTTCTCTCCGCCAGTGAGGGATTCCGCCGATGAACGCAGTTGTAAAGCGACCGCGAAAAAACAGCGTTGTGTCGGAGTTTGACAACATTCGAGCCGACTACGATATGAGTCGCGAATCTCGTTTTGTCAGACGTCGCACTGGATTGGCTCCGGCTGGTGGTTCTGCTGACTACCACTATCGCACCGAGTCTCTTTACTACACCGATATCGAAAAAGCTCGTGACATGGATCGTAATGATTCCATTATCGGGCAAACCATCGACAGGGCGGTAGCAAACGAAGTCCAGGACGGATTCAGCCTAGACCCGCAGACGGGCGACAAGGGGCTTGATACTGAACTTTGGGAACGCTGGAAAGCATGGGCAGACGATCCAGAGTCGTGTGATTTGTCTGGTGAGTACACATGGCACGACTACGAACAGCACGCCAGCCGCAGCCAGAAGCTAGACGGTGATTGCGTTGTCCTTGGAACTGAGGATGGTCATCTACAGTTTTTCGAAGCTCACGAGATCCAAACCAAGAGCCGCGAGGAAAACACATTCCTGGGTGTGACTATTGGCCAGATGGGGCGGCATGAAAAGTACTGGATCATGCAAGACCCAGGGACGCCTAACGAGACTAAAGGCGACTCGGAACCAGTCGATGTACGCAACGCTGATGGTGTTCGCCAGCTGTTCCATGTCTACAACAACAAGCGGATGAACCAGACGCGTGGCGTAACCGCTCTGGCTCCAGTGTTCAGCCTGTGCGGAATGTTCGAGGACATCCAGTTTGCCAAGCTAGTGCAGCAGCAGGTTGTTAGTTGCTTTGCTGTGTTTCGAGAGCAAGCGGCAAGCAACATGGCACCGCTACCTGGGACCGCTGGCTATGGTGCTGGAACTATTGAGACGTCCGCCGCTGGGACTAGGTACATCGAGAACATTGCCCCAGGGATGGAGATTATTGGAAAGCCTGGAGAAAAGCTCCAAGGCTTCAGTCCTAATGTGCCTAACGCTGAATACTTCACTCACGTGAAGCTCATGCTGCAAATGATTGGCGTCAACCTTGGTTTGCCGCTGTGCCTGGTGCTAATGGACGGCAGCGAGACGAACTTCTCTGGTTGGCGTGGTGCGGTTGATGAAGCCAGGAAAGGCTTTCGCTCAAATCAAATCAATCTGGTTAATCGCCTCCATCGTCCAACATACAACTGGAAGCTGCACCAGTGGATTGCCACAGATCCATTCATCAAAGCAGCCAGCGACCGTCTAGGGAAAAAGCTATTTGCTCACAAATGGAATGCACCACGCTGGGCGTACATTGATCCAGTTGGCGATGCACAAGGAGATCAACTCCGATTGCAAAACGGACTGACGAGTCCTCGCCGACTACATGCTGAGCGCGGAGCCGAATGGGAAGAAGTCTCTATTGAAATCGTCGACGACATGGCGTTTGCAATCATCGCCGCCAAACGTCGAGCTATGGCAATCAACAGCCAGTTTGATGATGGCCAACCCGTTCAGTGGCGAGAGCTAATCAACCTGCCTATGCCGCTGGGTGTCCAAATGACCATGCAAGACCCAAAAGCGTTGACGCTGCAAGAACGTGACCAAAAGGAGGCTATTGCCAATGCCTAACGAAATCAACCTGTTTGGTGTTATCGGGCGAACCGAAGACGGCAGCGGAATAACATCGCAGCAAATCAAAACCATTCTTGCCAGTGCCGACCAGTCGGAACCGTTGATTGTTCGCATTGATTCAGAAGGCGGAAGCGTATTCGATGGGCTTTCGATTTACGAGGCTTTTGCCAATTACCCTGGACCGAAAAAGGCTGTCATCGAGTCGACGGCGTTTTCGATTGCCTCATACATCGCGATGGCGTTCGATGACGTTGAGATTGCAGAAAACGGCTACGTGATGATTCACGAACCGTCGAGCTACGTCGAGGGGACATCAGGCGAGCTAACCAAGAATGCCGAACTACTTGACAAGTTAGACCAGTCGATGGTCGAAGCCTACGCACGAAAAACTGGGTTGAGTGAGTACGAGGCTCGCGAGCTGATGAAGGATGAAACCTTCATGAACGCTTCCGAGGCTCTCAATTATGGATTTGTTAATTCGATTAACTCATCCAAAGTGCAAACGAGAATCCAACCCACTGCTAAACACAGAAACATGCCGCAGCGAGTTTTCACAGCCCTATTTGGGTCTGGCTCAGATGTCGGCGATAACCGCGAAAAGACTAAGGAGATACCTGTGTCTGAAACGCAAAAGCCAGTCGCTGCATCCGTCAAGGAAATCAAAGCGGCATTTCCCAAGATGAAGGCAGAGTTCTATGTTCGCTGCCTTGAAAAAGACATGCCAATGGCATCCGTTGCCAATGCAGCTGTTGAAGAGTTGATGGCCGAAAACGAGCAACTCCAAACCCAGTGCAAAGCAATGGAAGAGGAATTGCTGACCATGCGAGCCAAGGCTGAAGGCGAAGAGGTTTTGCCAACGGCGGAAGGTGAAGAGTTATTGATTGAGGCGGAAGGCGAAGAAGAGGAAATGCCGTCCGCCAAGGCTAAGGCCAAGGTCGGCGTTCGTCCAGTCGCTCGTGCCGTTGGGCAATCACGCCAGAAAAATGCCACAGCTCGCTGGAACTCTGCCGTTTCGTCATGCCTTGCATCGACAGGCGGAAACAAGATGAAAGCCGTAGCGATGGCTAACAAGCAAAACCCAGGACTCCGCGAGCAGATGCTTGCTGAAGCCAACGCCTAATTCCAATCAACGAACATCTTGGCGAAGGAGCCATTAACAATGAGTCAATATTTTGAAACGCCATGCCGACCGGATACCGCAGCTGGTGCCATCGCTCAGTTCCTGCGAGTCAAAACCCCTGGTGCTGTCGCGGCGGCTGGTGCATCCGAGTCCTGCATGGGAACTATGGAGATCCCTTGTCTAGCCGCTGGACCTTGCACGGTTCGATTGCGAACAGCACAGGGCACACAAAAGATGGTTGCCAGTGAGGCAATTACCAAGGGAAAGCCAGTCTATGCCGCTGCTAGCGGAAAGGTTGCTGCTGATGGTTCTGTCGTCGAAGGCATCGCAATGGAAACAGTCACTACCGATGGTGACGTTATTGAGGTCATGCCAGCAACGGGACTTGGTGCCACTGGTGGCATTCTGAACGCTGCACAGCAATCCCTGGTTGCTGGTGGTGGTGCTGTGGACGTTGTCTCGTTCTACACCGCTGGTGCAAGCGATGCCGGTGGCGACGCATGGACACTAGCAGACGGAACTTTCCCTGGTCAACTCAAGAAGATCAAGCTGATTACGGACGGTGGCGGTGATGCTGTGCTCACTCCAGCCAACTTCAGCAACGGAACAACGATTACCTTCGCTGACGCTGGTGATTATGCACTCCTGCTCTGGGACGGCGACGAATGGACAGCGGTCGAAGTAGGAAACGACGCTGACGGGGCAACCGCTCCTGTCATCGCTTAACAAACCCGATGCGTCGTTGGGGGGAGGTGGCCACCAAACCCCAGTGACTTTTATATTTCAAAAATCGCGTTGCATCGGGGAAAGAGAAGAATGCAATGCCATCGCCATCAAGTAGCCTAGCTACACTGCGACCAGACCTAGCAACCTTTCTTGAGTTCGATTTAGAATCAGAAAAGGCCGGATACGTCGCTTCACAGGTTTTTCCTGTGATCGACGTAATTAGCCAAGCCGGTGTGTTTGGGAAAATCCCACTGGAGCAATTGCTGCAACAGCGTGACACCAAGCGTAATTCCGGTTCTGGATACGCTCGTTCGTCGTTCACGTTCACAACCGCCACTTATGCTTGCGAAGAGCACGGTGCGGAAGAGCCTGTGGACGATCGCGAGGCCAAGATGTATGCGGAATACTTTGACGCCGAGCAAATCTCCACCATGCGTGCGTTTTCTTCGGTATTGCGAAATGCTGAAGCACGCGTTGCCGATGCTGTTTTCAATGCCACCACCTGGAACGGTGCTTCGCTAACAACTGGCATCACCCATGAATGGGACGACGCTACCAACGCTGTGCCTTTGACAGACGTCGAAGCGGCTGTTCAAAAGGTGTACGACGGTAGCGGACTGTGGGCCAATGCTTTGATAATCAACCGCAAGGTGTTCCGTAACCTGCGAAATTCCGAGCAAGTTATCGAGCGAATCAACTCTGCCGGTGCTGGAAATCCAAGCAAGGCCAGTGATGTTACTGTCGACATGCTTTCGGCTGTTTTTGACCTACCTCACATCATCGTGGCAGGTACAAGCAAGAACAACGCCAAGGAAGGTCAGTCGGCAAGCCCAACGCAAATCTGGTCCAGTGAATATGCGATGGTTTGTCGCATTGCAACCGGGGCAGACATGCGAGAGCCTTGTATCGGCCGCACTTTCCACTGGTCGGAAGATGGAAGTTCCATCGGTGGCACTGTAGAAAGCTACCGCGAAGAAGCCAACCGAAGCGATATCATTCGTGTTCGCCACGATGTGGATGAAATCGTACTTTACGCTGAAGCTGGACACCTGCTCAGCAACGTGACCACCATCTAATGGCAACACGACACGCAACACGATTCTCTCGCACTAGTGCCGAGTTGCTAGTGCGAGAGTACGGCGAATCGATCATCTACTATCCGGTTAATTCCGTCAGTGGTAGGTGCATCAATGCGATCGTTATGCGTGATGTTGAAGTTCCTGGTGAGATTGGCGAGCAGGCAGGCTATGTGATGATGATCCGCGTGCTGGATAACTGCACTTTGGGCATATCATCTACCGAGATCAATGACGGCGGGGATCAAATCTCTGTGGCGTTAAAAGTCGGCGGTCAACAGGAGAGGCGAGAGATAACCAGACGCGTAGATGATGCCAACGGGATGGTTCGTTTTATAGTTCGCTAAATGCCAAACACAAACACGATTCCAATTCCTGAGCTAATCGCCGAAGAAATAGAGTCGCGACTAAACACGATTCTACTAGAGAACGGCTATGCGTTCGACGTATCGGAAGTTGTCAGACCAAATCGACGCGGAGACAACTGGCAGTACAAGCACTTGGGGATTGGGATAAAGCAAGGCGTATCGTCGCGGATACCTAACCTTGATTGCCCTGGTAATCCTCCAGCACTGGCTTATGCAACTGTATTCACACTAAGTTGCATTTGTCGAGATTCAAAGAATTTAGACGCAGCTCACGCGACAAACGAAAACGAAGTAGCCGCAGCGGCTGTTAAGGCAGTGGCAAGCGACGGGGACGACTGGCATTCAATGGCAGGCATAGCAATCAACACAGAAATAGGCTCACCAGTGCCGTTCGTTCCATCACAAGCTGAATTCAACGGCGTGGCTGTTCCGATCATCGTAACCTATCGCATCTCGGAAAATGACCCATACGAGGTGCGTGGATGATTGAAGTACAGCTAAACATGATGCGAATAATTGAACGCCATGACATCTTGGTGTTTGCTGGAAAGCAGTTACCAGGGGCGGCTGTGGCCGCTGTTAATGACACGCTGGCCGAACTGCGAGAAATGGCAGTAACCGCACTGGATAGCGTAGTTAACGCACCACGAGCCGAAATTGACGCCAGGGTTTTGGTAGAGCCTGCGATACGTGAGTCTCGGATATCGGCGGTTGGTTCTATTTACGTTTCCAGTGCGTTGATTCCGCTCAAGTTTTTTAGCCCAAAGCAAACATCCACTGGAGTCACATATTCGCCAATCGCAGGCCAACAAAAAACAATCAAGCACGCGTTCGGACCAACAGTCCCCAGGCTTGGCAATGGAGTCTGGAAGCGAGTAGGGAAAAGGCGAGTTCCTATTGAAAAGGTTCCAGGCTATTCGCTCGCCAAGTCAAAAACAGTCGCTGGGATACTTCGAAGAGTAGCGGAACTAGCTGATGAAATACTCCAGCGAAACATCGACATTCAGGTTGCTCTATTCCTTGGTAATCTGACATCAGGCAGAACAACATTCGGCCCGACCTACGTTCAGAGAGAGCGTAAGGCGGTAATCAACTGGGGTCGACGCGTATCAGTCATTACCGCAACAACAACCAGGAGACGGTAAATAATGCTCACTAAAAAAGCGGTATTCGCTGCCAAAATCGAAGCTACTCCAGGAACTGCCGAAAGTCTTGGCAACTCTGAAGGTGCATTCAACGCAATGCAGCTCAACCTGGAGCCAACGACCGAGCTAATCAAGCGAGAGTCGCAGGGGGCGTTTGCTCGCAAGAAAGCCATTACTGGTGGGCATCGTGGAACATATAGCTTCCGCACAGACCTTTCATGGGACGGGACAGCTACGCTTCCATCTTGGGTGACGACGCTGCTGGCAGCTTGCGGTTGGGTTAACTCATCGGGGACGGTAACACCTCGCACCGAATCGCCAGGCTCCAACGTCAAGACAGTAACGCTTGGCAAATACATCGACGGGGTGTATGAAAAACTGGTAGGTTGCATGGGGACCGCCAAAATCATGCTCGAAACTGGGCGTCCATCGTTCATCGACTGGACGTTTGAAGGCAAGTGGGCTGCGGCTACAGACGCTGCGGTAATCGCTCCAACGTATCCGACAGTTCACCCGATTAAATACGCTAGTGCAACCACAACATTCAATAGCGTCGCTCTGTGTTTGTCCAGGATGACAATTGACCTTGGTAATAAGCTATACCTTCAAGAATGTGCCAGCGATGCTACAGGCTACAGCTTTACAGTGATTACCGACCGAGAGCCGACAGTTTCTGCCGATCCCGATTCAAAGCTGGTTGCTACACAAGACCGTTACGGCATACTCCACGCGTCGACCGAGGCTGAATTGAGCATTACTCTTGCAGGGTTTGCAACCGATGCCACAATTGAATTTTCGGCACCCAAAGCTCAACTGATGAGCGTCAAACGTGGCGACCGCGAGGGATTGTCAATCGACAACTTAGTGTTCGCTTGCAATGAAAACACTACGGTTGACCAAGAACTTATCATGACCTTTGAAGAGGCTACTTAATGTCGGCAATCGAGCCAGGTGAACCATTCACAATAGAGTTCGGCAAGAATAACCGTAAGCTGCTTGTTGTTGCTCTAAATGGCAGGCAGAAGAGGCGAGCGGTCGCCTGCATGGCAAACTTGAGGTCGGCAAAAGA